GAACTGTAATATTAATTTTATTTGCTTCTGCTAGTTTTAATAGCGAAATTCTTTCTTGATTTGATTTGGCATTAGTCACATCACCAAATCCATTAAAGTTTCCAAAGTTCTTTGGATAGTTAATAATTCTTGATGCTGCTCTAAAAACTGCACGATCTGAGTTAATTGGATATTTGTTTAGATGTTTCTGTTGCTCAAATCGTTGAAACATATTGTAATTTTTAGCACTATATGTTTTCTTTGTTACATCATAAGATACTTGTCTCGATGAAAGCATTCCTGAACGAATACGATCCATATAATCAAATGCTGTTGGTATGCTAATCTCAAGAATACGCTTAAAATCTTTTTCTGGATTTCTTACACTACCACCACCTGGACGATCGTCACGAGTATATTTGTCATAAACAAAATCTTGAAATACAGCATTTGTATAAAGTCTTTCTAAACTAACAAAGTAAAATCCATCACGATTTTCAAAGAATACATAGCTCGGTGATCTATTAGTATTAATTGCAGTGTCTGCAAGATACATAATATTTTCAATCGGTGTCCAATAGTTAGAAATGTATTTTGTATTATTTAATGTTTCTTCAATAAAGACTTTCTTATTAGATTCTAAACCAAATGTTTTATCTTTAATAAATGGTTCAACCATTTTAGAAATTTTGTCACCAAATACACGACTGGTTTTTTTATTTAAATCAACAACAGCTTCTACAGAAATAAAATGTAATTGATAAACAACTGATTTATCTCCAGACATTTCTCTGTTAGTCATCTTATAGATGTAGTATTTACCTTTGATATTATTCTTATCGAGAGTGGGAGTACTAATTTCTAACTCAAGATATTCTTCACCAATAAATGGAAATAGATTAACTAAATCTAGAGAGTCTTTTAAAATTAAACTACCAGTGATAAATGGTGCAAATATATCTTCATAAAATTGAACATTAATTACTTGTGCACCAACATCTTGATAAAAACCCTTTGCGGTAATTATCTTAACTTTATCGATGGTGACATCACCAGCAAATCTCAATACTTGACTAGATTTCATTACAATAGATCTTTATAATCTGTGAGAATTTTATTAATAATTTGAGGTGAGATAATTTTTATTCTTCGTTTCTCTTCATTTTGATCTCTAAACCATTCTAAATTTGTTACATTGACTGAACCTGCAGCTGTTGAATTAACATTATATCCTGCAGCATTTACATAGTGGTGACTATAATTTTCACGACCAGTAGTTTTAACTGTTACTGTTCCACCAGCAGTGCCAGTTGGAGCAGATGCTACACTAAAGGTAAAGGTATCCGCTGTTACTGCAGTAACAGTGTATGTTCCATTCGGGGCATTTGTAGTTGCAGTTGCACCTGACAAAGTGACTGTTGTAGTTGGTGAGGATAGTAATCCATGAATTGCTTTAGTTACTGTAATTGTTGTGCCACTATATGACCAGCTTGTTGCAGTAAATGCTGGATTGAAAATCGCTTTACCTGCTTCAACTAATTCTAACTCAGGTAAGGGAAAGTCTGTTAGATAATCATATCGCTGATTTGCTAACATAATAATCCAATGATACTCTGGATTACCGTAAATCTTTTCTGCGATAATCTCTGGAGTTTCTCCATCTACAATATCATACTCGTCATATACAGCAATGTTATCTAAAACCTCTTTACGAAAACGAACATTTCTTGTAATGTCTCTTACGATTGATGTTTTCGTTTCGTATGGACCATATCGAAAGTCGTATAAAAATTCTGGAAATTCTTTGAAGTACATTACATACCATCCTTAACTTTATCTTTGGTAAGAAGTGCAAGTTCTCTAAAGTTCATTGTTACATTAATTTGAGTTGGCATACCATTATCATATGTAGTAAAGTTACCATTTGGTGTATAGTTAATACTCATTTCTGTTAGCACACAAGATGTATGACGATGTAAATTTCTATTCTCTAATCCATTTTGATAGTAGAAAATATCAAATTCAGAAGGGTAGATATAAACAAAATTATTTGAGTCTTTAAACTCAGGATGCATATGATACTTAAATTCGTAAATAATACGCATCACATTTTCTGCTTCAGCTGCAGAACGAGGAAAGAACTGATAATCAAAAGCAAATGTTCTAAAATCTACACCCTTAAATACTTGTTCTTTCTTTGGATTTGCTGCTAATCCAGTTGCAGCTGAAAGTGCTGCTGCACCTGGACCTTTCGCTAGCATAAGATTTGTTACTGCTGCTTGTGCTGGCTCAGCAAGATCTTTTACCTTTCCACCACCAGCAGTTGCTTTTAAAATCTCTTCAATGCCAGTAGAAGCCATAGCCATTGCTAATGTATCTTCCTCTGAATACTGCATACCATAACGAATTTGTAATTGATTTGGTACATGAAGTGCTATAGCAGTCTTTAGTCGTTTTTGAGCACGATTTGCAGATGCAGCATAATTGGCAGTAGCACCAGCACCGACAGTGGCTAATGCTGCAGCACTAGCAGAAGCACCACCAATACCCAATGCTTGTCCTAACAATGCACCACCTGCATTAAGGGTAGCACTTGCCGCAAATAATTTGGTTCTATCTAAATTTTGCGCAACAAAATCTCCACGATCTCTTGGTGGTATTTCTTTAACAAATTGATCGTCTTTAAGTTCTTTTGCTAACTTAGAATCGACAGCAATATTAATATAAAATACAACATAGTTACCACCATAACGATTATCGGAAGCCATTAAATCGTCTGGATATGAGTGGCTTTTTACTTCATATTTGCTTAATTCACCATTCTTTTCAAACTCTCTTGGACCACCTCGCTTGGTGTAGAGATTTGTTGTTGCCGAATCGATAGCATTGTCGATTCTGCGAATATCTGCTTGACTAGCCATTTTTTGCCTTTTGACCTAAATAAACGGAGGTTATCCCTAATTACTTATTTATGTTCCATAAGAGAAAGTACACTCCAATCTTCCCAGAAAAGTACACTGGTGATCCAACTAATATTATAATGAGATCTTCATGGGAAACCATGTTTGCATCTTGGTGTGATAAAAACCCCAGTGTGGTTAAATGGTCTTCAGAGGAAACGATTATACCCTATCGTTGTCCAACGGATAATCACATTCATCGTTATTTTGTAGACTTTAAAATCACTGTAAATACAGGAAAAACATATCTGGTGGAGGTTAAACCCTACAAACAAACTCAGCTACCTGAGTATCCTGGAAAACGAACTCAAAGATACTTATTGGAGTCTTTAACCTTCATGAAAAACCAAGCAAAATGGGAAGCTGCAACTAATTATGCTAAAGATCGTGGTTGGGAGTTTAAGATTATAACTGAACACGAGTTGGGTCTGACACCTAAATAATCTTATGGCTAAAAAATCAACCTTACTCGATGTATTCGAAAAGAATCAGTACGACTTAAAAACAGCAGTTAAAAAGAGTCGTGCTTGGTTCGAACAACAAGTCTTAATAATGACTAGGCAACAACTCACTCCACAAAGAGTGTTGAGTGGTAATCCTGAACAATTGGTCACTAAGATAATGCCTGGTCACCTATACATGTTTGTATATGATCCAAAGACTAAAGCAGAATTACCATATTATGATAGATTCCCTTTGGTGTTTCCATTCCGTAAAACTCCAGATGGGTTTATCGGTTTGAATATGCACTATTTGCCATATCCATTGAGAATCAATTTATTGGACAATCTATTGACCTGCCAGCAACCAGAGATTTGATGAAACTACCAGATTAAAATATTCATGGGCACTAATTGATGGCATGTCTAAGTATGCAGCTGCAAAACCCTGCGTAAAACAGTATTTGGTTGGACATGTAAGAACTCAATTCCGACAAGTAGAATCTAGTAATTGGGCAACTGCTATGTTGTTACCTGTTGAGAGATTTGTTGGTGCATCTAAACAAGAAATCTGGGCAGACTCCAGAAAAATAATTAGGAAGAATTAAAATGGCATTAAATCTACCATTTTTAACAAAAGACACCCCTAGAGGTGACGCTAAACCTAGAAGCATAAATGATTTTATTTCTCAGGTTAAATCTGGAGCAATGGCGAGACAAAATCGTTTTGTTGTTTTATTCACTCCACCATCTGGCGTAAATCCACAAGCATTACAGAAAGTTCTTTTGTTTTGCGACACAGTGCAACTTCCTGGAGTTAATTTCTCTACAATTCAGAATAGAACATATGGTGAATTCCGTGAAGTTCCATATGAGAAACTATATGACAATGTAAACATGACTTTCTATGTTGACAACGATTTAAAAGTTAAAGATTTATTCGATCGTTGGATTGATCAAATTCAAAATCCAACTACAAGAAATTGGAACTACTATAACAACTACATTACCAATATGGTTATTGAAGTTCAAGACATTAATGATAATACTCGTTATGAGATGACTCTCTGGGAATGCTATCCAAAGAACATTGGTTCTGTTAATCTAGATCAAGCATCAAAAGAGATTATGAAACTTCCAGTTACTATGCAATACAAATATTGGACAGCAACTGCAGTGACTCCATTAAAGGATGGCGAGAAAGTTCCAACAAGTTGGTTCGATAAACTATCAAAGAACTTTACTGGATTCCAAGAAACATTAAACAAAACTATCGGTACTCAAGCAGGTAATTTCCTAACAGGTTCTGCTCTTACATATGGTGTAACTAAACTTCCTGGATTATTAAAATTCTAATGAATAACTGGCTAAAAAGTATGCTTGCCGATGGTGTTAATGGCTCTGTTAGTAGTAAGAGAGTTATTACATTCTTGGCATTTATCGTTTGTGTATATGGTTTTATTGCTGACATACATGGATACAAAGTAACACCAGCATTATTTGAGTCTATGATATATATTGTTATAGCTGGGCTTGGATTTACTGCATCTGAAAAGTTTGCTAAGAAAGATTAAATAATGAAAATTGATGATTCGTTATCTGAAGTTTTTGATGTAAAAACTATGACACCTACTGAAGTGATTGATAAAGATGGTGTAATTGTATCGCATTCAAATAATAAAATTGAAGATGATTATGAAGTAACTCGTAATAATCTTCGCATCCTTTTACAACAGGGACAAGAAGCATTACAGAAGTCTTTGGATGTGGCTATGCAGTCAGAACATCCTCGTGCCTTTGAGGTTGTTGGAAATCTAATGAAACAGTTGGCAGATATTAATCAACAATTATTAGATTTACATCAACAGAAACAAAAACTAGATGAACCATCTAAGGCAGAAAAAGCCAAACAGGTTACAAACAATGCTATTTTTGTAGGTAGCACTGCTGAGTTGAATAAGTTAATTAAGAATATGGCTAAAGGAGAATAATATGGCATTACCGATGATGAGTGCACCGACCTATACAATGGTCGTGCCCTCGAGTGGAGTGAGTGTGAAGTTTAGACCTTTCCTTGTAAAAGAGGAAAAGGCATTACTAATCGCACAACAGAGTGAAGATATTGGTGTTATGATTCAAACCCTAAAGGGAATCATTAACACTTGTGTATTAGATAAACTTGATGTTGATAAACTAGCAACATTTGATCTTGAGTATATGTTTACTCAGATTAGAGCAAAGTCTGTTGGTGAAATTATTGAGTTAATTTTCCCATGTGATATTGATCATGGTGAAGATAATGAAAAGGCTAGAGTTAAAGTTTCTATTGATTTAACTACATTGGTTGTAGAAAAAGATCCAACACATAACAACAAGATTAATCTTTTTGGTGATGTCGGAGTCGTTATGAAATATCCAACTATGGATGTTATGAAACGATTAGAAAATCTTGATACAGATGATTTAGATAAAGTGTTTAGTGTAGTTGCAGATTCTATCGACTACATTTATCAAGGCGAAGAGATTTTCTACGGTAAAGAACAGAAGCATGAAGAGATGTTACAGTTTTTAAACAATCTAACCTCTGAACAGTTTGTTAAGGTTCAACAATTCTTTGCTACAATGCCAAGAATTAAAAAGGAAATAGAATACACTTGCCCTGTATGTCAAAGACAACACAGGAAGATGCTGGAGGGCATGCAAAGTTTTTTTTAATTAACCTTTGTCATGAAACATTGGCGAACTACTATAAAATGAATTTCGCTCTGATGCAGTACCACAAATACTCGCTAACGGAACTTGAGGAAATGATTCCGTTTGAAAGAGAAGTGTATGTTTATATGTTGATTGAGTATCTAGAAGAAGAAAAGAAAAGAATCGAATCTAAGAAAAGGTAAGAGATGGCAGTCATAACAGCATCACCTAAAAACTTCGTTAGACTAATAGAGTTGCAGGAAACTGCCAACGAAAATCTATTCACAATGCGTAAGTTACTGGAAACAGCACAGCTTACTCAAATAGCGACTTTAGTTGAAACTAAAAAAATTGATGATGATGGAGATCGCCAAGAAAAAATTGAAGCAGATACTCTTGAGACAGATAAACAACTATTAGCAACGCAGAAAGAAATGCTTGCCAATATGAAAGAGCAAGCAAGAATCCGTGCTGAAGAAGCAGAAGCATTAGCTACCATGGCTGAAGGTATGAAAACATTTAAGACAATCGGTGAACGAATCGGTGATCTTAAAAAAGGATTTACTGAGAAATTTAGTATGTCTGGTATTATGAAATCTCTAAATGTCGGTGGTGTTTTTAATAAGTCTATTGCTCGTGAAGATTTTATCAAACAACAAAAGGCAATCGATCCTACTAAATCTCGTGCAGAGTTAGCCGAAAGTTTTAAAGGTGCACAACGAGCATCTAAAGATATTAAAAAGAATGAAGCAGAACTATCAGAGTTTAAAAAGACTACTGGTCTATCCGATGCGGATTTAGGTAAAACTGCAAAGGGTAAAGAACTTCTCGCAAAAAGAGAATCTCTTACTTCAGAATACTCTAAGTTTGATTTAAGATCTCAATTCGTTAAACAAGGTGACGCAGAACAAACACCTACTGCTGCATTTGCTTCTGCTGGTGAACAACAAGAAGCTGCAAATGAACAACTAAAAGTTCAAGGCGCACAGGCAGATCTCCTAACAAAGATAGAAGAAAATACTCGTCCAGGCGGAACACCAACAACTAAAGCAGAAGCTGGTGATAGTGGTGGAGGTGGATTATTAGGTGGATTGGGTTTGGGATTGAAATCGTTGGGTGCTGGTTTACAGGGATTGATGACTGGAGCAGGAAAGGGGATCGCTGGATTCCTGCAAGGTATTGCTACTGGTTTAGTATCTATTGGTAAAGCACTTTCGAGTTTGGCTGGTTCTGCAGGACAAGCAATTATTAAATTTCTTCGTGGGCTTGCTGTTGGTGTATCATTTTTGGCAAATCCAGTGACATTAGTCGGACTTGCTGCATTTACTCTTGCTATGATGGGTGTTGGTAAAGCACTTGAAATGGCTGCACCATTTATGGAAGCACTGGCTCCAGTATTAATAAAAGTTGCTGATGTTATACAAAATGTATTTGTTGCAGCAATTGAAAAGATTCCAGAAGTAATTAAAGGAGTTGGTGATGTTATTATGGGAGTGATTAGTGCTATCTCTGATTCCATTATAGCAATCATTGATGCAGTTGTTACTAGTATTGAAAGACTAGCAGCAATTGATGGTGGTGCACTTACAACAGTTGCTGGTGGATTGTTCGCAATTAGTGGAGCAATGGCTGCATTTGGTGCTGGCTCAGCAATCGCTGGTGTGGGTAACTTAGTTAGTGGATTGCTTGGTGCAGTAACTCCAGGTGGATCTGCGGTTGACCAGATTATGAAACTTGGTGAGAGTGGTCCAAATATTGAGAAGGCAGGTATCGGTGTAGAAAAATTAGCAGCAGGAATGAAAGCATTCTCTGCTATAGACACTGATAAGATTAAAGCAATTGCTGCACTACCTACTGATAAAATCGCTGCGATGGGTGCAGCGATGGGTGCTGCAGGATTAGTGAATGGTAAGTCTGCTGAAAATCGTGCACTAGATGCACAAGCAGGTGGAGGTGGTGGTAATAAAACTTCTGTTGTTGCTCCAACAATTAATAATACAACTCGTCAAACACAACTAATTAAACCACCAGTAAGAAATCAAGAGTCCTCTGTTGGCTCGTGGCTACGAAGTAAATACTCATAAAAAAAGGGATCTTTACGATCCCTTTTTAATTTCTACTCTAAAGATTAATCTTCTTTAGCAATCTTCTCGAAGTAAGACATAACATCATCGTCATCATCGTTAATCTCAGGCATCTTTGGTGCTGGTTTTGAAGCAACCTTTGGTGCAGATGCTACTGGACGATCTTCTTGTTCGGCAATCTCTGCAGCAGACTTACTAGCAAAAGAATCACCAGACAATACTTCATTGAGTTTCTTTTTCAACTCTTCATAAGACTTGAAGTTTTTACGATCTGTAAACTCAGACAACTTGTGTTGAGCATTTACGATAGCCAATAGTTTTTCTTCATTATCAGAAACTGCTACTGGTTCGCTGAAACCTGACTCATCATAGTTTGCGTAACCATCTTTCTTACGCATACGCATCTTGAAGTTTGCACCTTCCCACAAATCAAAGACATTCACTGGCTTCTCGTCTTCAAAAGTTGGACGAGCCTTGTCCATAATCTTATCAAAGATTTTCTTGCCAAATTTAAACAAGAATACCTTACCCTCATTTTCAGGATGCTTTGGATCTGATACAATCAGAACATTAGCAATGAAAGAGAGTTTACGCTTTTGTTTGCGAGCGATCTCTTTGTTGGCTTCAGAACC